AACAATTTTACCTTGTCCATCGCTGTCGGATCGTCCGATATCACTGCCCAGGCCAAAATTACCACGGGCAAACTTAATATTATTAAAACTGCCTCGTCTTTCCAGTCTGATTGTCTAGCCTCTAAAAGTTTACCTTGGTAAGCCTCAGTACCTTGTGCCATTTTTTGAGCGTGCATTAACTGCGCGTCAGACATAGCCATTTTAGTTCTCTGCTTATTAGCGTAAATTTTACTTCCAGCAGAAACGGCTAATTTAATTGCCGATAACCACATGTTAGTACCAAGTAGCTGTTTTATCTTTGTTAGCTAGCATTCTTTTCGTACCTCTAACCTTTTCTTTGTCTCCTGTAGGAATAACGTTTCTTGCTCTTTTAACGTTAGCCTTACTTCTTGGATCATACTCAAGATTTTGGCTAGGGATAGACATTTGCTTCGCTTTTTTATAGTTCATCATAATGTTTTTACCTTATATTATCTTTTTGGTCCTTTCAAGATCTTAACATCAGCCATTTTCATTAAATCGTTGTCCATTTTAGCTGCGTTAGACATTGCTTGCTTTGTTAACGACGTATCAGCTCTTAATTCTGCTAATTCTTCGTTTTGTTCAAGCTTATCTTCTGTTAAATCTCTGTCTTGGACCAGTTTTGCTTTGTCTATGTTGATTCTTTCATCATCGTATGCTTTTTTACGTTGATTTTCCATTGCACGTAGGTCAACTTCACGTGATTTTAGTTTTAGAAGAGGATCATTATCAAAAGTAGACGTAATTTTCTTTTCTTCTTTCATAAAATCTTCTGTTAGCTCTGCAATCAACACAGCTTTTCTTGCTGCAACAGCTTGTGACATAACTTGTAAGTCATTTGCTGCTTGTGGATTGCTAGGTGCCATCTGTTCTAACTGTTTCATTTGTTGTAATTGCTCTCTAAACTCTAATTGAACTTGTTCTTGTGCCATTAAACTAACATGTTCAAGTATATTTTTTTGTAATGCCGCCATAACAGGTGGATTATTTCTTACCATGTTAGTTGCCATAAAATTTAAATGTGAAGTTATGTGAGCTCTATGATCTTGACCAGGAAAAGCTTGAAAAGGTTTGCTACCTAATGCATCAATATTTTCTATCGCTGGATCTTTAGGCATATTTGGAGGCGGAGGTGGTAATATGGCGTCAATATTTTTTACACCAATCGCTTCGTACATATTTCTATAAATATTATACATGTTATGCATTCCAGGATTTGCTGATGCAATCTGCATCTCTGTTTGAGCTAAAGTAATTCTTTGACTCATTGAAAATATGTTTGGATCTGCAACAGGAATAATATCTACTCTGTCATCAAAATCTAATTGTTTAATTGTTCTTGCACCACCAACTACATCGTATGGATATTCTGGTGGTAGATATTTAGAAATAATATTTCCTAATAATCTAAATTCTTTTTTCATAGCTGCGTAACATCTTTTGTGTATCGCAGACATAACTCTTGAACCTCTTTCAAGTAATGCAATTGTAGTTCCTACAGCTGCACCTTGGTTACCATCACCAACTTGCATTTCTGCAATTGATGCAAACCTTTGACCAGCTTGTACAACAATTCCTAATAATTGTAATAATGTTGGAGAAGGTTCTTTGTAGGGTAATGGAAAGAATGCATCTCTTAAATTACCACCCGGTGCATCAACATCTTTAAACTCACCTGGTTGTATTGGAGCTGCTTCGTCTTGTACTCTAACACCTCTCTGTTTAAAACCTGCCGGTAAGTTTGATAATGTTCCTGCGTCTAATAATTGACGGAGAGCAGACGTTGCCGTTCTGCTCAATCCGCCAATCATATGAATGAGTCCAAAACCATAAAATCCTAGTCCTGGCAGAAATTTGAAGTGGACGAAGTATTGGATCTTATCTTTTTTTGGATCATCGGGCGCAAAGTTCCTTCTGATAGAAAGAACTGTTCGGGTACTTTCATCGATTGTTACGATGTAAGGAAGTTTGATACCAGTCGGTTGACCATCGGCACCTGTTTCCTCAAAACCTTCAAGGTCAAGATTAACATGACATTCAAGTAAAGTATAAATCGGTTGTGGTTTACCTGTAGCTTTAGTCCCTTCTAGCTCACGTTCTTTTTTAACAACGGGGTTTGTTTCAACCCGGCCTGGAGGTCCTAAATCTACATCGCGGTAAAAACCAGAAACTTGTTGCTTACGCAATTCATTCTCTGGCATTTTTATGACATGAATAATTGACTGTGCATCGTCTAATGAGGTAGCCGTGTACGGAACAACTAATTCGTCGGCAGGAACAAATTTTGAAACTGCTCTTGCCATTGTTTGATCATAATAAACTTTTTTAAATGTTGAACCTGCTAATGGTAAATGAAATAACATTGAATCGAACTCTGGTTCGTATTCTTTCATTTGATCCATAATTAAGTAATTCATATAATCTTCAACACGTTGTGCTTGAAGATCATTTGCTGGTGTTTGTACTCCAACAACTTGTGTTCTTACTGGTCCATCACCTGGTAATAATTCTTTGTAAGCTTGCGCTTGAAACTGTGTTACTGCTTCTGCAAGAACTGGGTGCGTTGCACCACTAGCTCCTTGAAACGGTTCTGATCTGTCTTGATATTTAAATCCTAAAAGATCTAGACCATCACGATAACTTTGCTCCCATTCTTTTCTTGAAGCTTTGTAATCCATATAATCACCAACCATTTCATTACCGATTGGTTCTAAAATATCGTCGGGTAAAATATCTGCTAGGTTATCAAAATGATTTTCTGTTCCAGGTATATTTATAGCTCCCGGTTCAAAGTCAATTGTTGCGCCGCCATCTTCTTCTGTTGTGACCTCTACAGGTCCTTTTTCTACTTCCTCTTGAACACTAACTTCTTCGATCTCCTCATTTGTTGGGACATCGATTTTTGTTCGCGTGTTACTAGGGAGTCCTTTATCTATATCTGCCATTTATACTCCTATGTATTTGTAACATAATATTTAAGGTTTTCCAACCCTTGAGGTTGTGGACCTGATTCTGGTGGAATTGCATTGGGTCTGCGTATTGCAGCTATACCACCACCTGCCATGTTAGCAACACCACCTGCATCTGCTATAGCTTGCGTTTGATCATCACGTTTTATTATGTCTTGTATTTGTTCATAATCTAAACCTGTATCTTCAACGGTTAAATCTTGAGTTGCTAAAAGTTCATCAATTCTTTCAGGAGTTATTGTTGGAAACGCTTGCTCCATTTCCTGTTCTCTTTTTCTTAATCGCTGTGCATCAGCCGTTGCACTCCTTGCCATGAATGGTGCTTTTCTTCTACCACGTTCTGCCATAGCAAACTCTTCTCCTCGTTCCATTTCTTTTGCACGCTCTGCTTCTAAATCTATTTGTGTTTTTGGTCCTAGTATATATTTATTAATATAAGACTCACCCAGTGCTTGTTTGATGGGCATACCTTCCATAAATTTATTTGCAGCGGCACCACCTTCAAAAATAAGTTCACCTGCTATTGCAGCTGGACCTAAAACATTTTTTAAAAACAAAGCAGTTCTACCACCTTTAGCTGCTGCTTTTGCTAATCTTTTAAGATTTGCTTGATCACCCGGTGAATATTTTGTTGGATCACCTTTTAATTTTTCAATACCTTTATTAAAACAAGTTGTTCCATCTTGAAACCCTGTTCGACCACCACCAGCTAAACCAGGACAACCCATTCTTTGAATAACTTGTCTTACATTTTTATCTGTTAATTTTTGTTCATAACTAACACCCACCTTATCAGCAACTTTTAAAAATTCATCCTCATACCCTTTCCCTTTCATAACTAATTCTTCTACGTTTAAATTTTCTAGTTTATCAAGTGGGACTACGTTTGATGTAGCTGTAATTTTATTTCCATATTTAAAATCAACTACACCTTTTGCTACCATTCCTTTTTTATCACCACCTGTCAGACCATTTAATATTGATCGTCTTTCCTCAATTAATTTTCCTAGTTCTTTTTTTCTAGCCGAAGTTGTTTCTGGTTTATTATATTCATCAAAATATCTTTTAACTGGAATATCAAAATTCCATTTTTTAAATTGATTTAAATCACCACTTACCAAACTATTTATTCTTAATTGATGATCAGGATTTAACATATCAAAACTTCTAGCTAAAGCATGTTCACCCTCGCCAGCTGCTTTTGTAATTATACCATCTGGACCAAAAAAATTATCAGCTCCTTTTCGAAGTCTTGCTGCTTCATCCATTTTACCTGCTGCTTCTAATTGATCAGCAGCGTTAATCATTTTAGAATAATTTCCTTGAAACTGTAAACCAAAACTATCTTTTAACCATTTAGCTCTTTCTCCGGTTTTAATTCCTAAAATTGGTTTTGATATACCATCTCCACTAATATACTTACCTGTATTTTTTAACATTGTAAGTTCATTAACTCTGTGATCAAAATTCGTGTTGGGAAATTTTTTAATAAACAAATTTCTAACTTGATCTGCTGTTCTATTAGAAAATTTTTTATTCTGATTATCTAACCATTTTAATTCTTTTATTTTACTGACACCTCTTTTTTGTGAAGCAGAGGCTGACCAATTATTTATTTTATTATAATCAACACCTCTTGCTTTTAATTCTTTTTTTAATTGTGCTCTATTAATTCCATCAACTTCAAACTCACCTGCTATCCAAGACTTCCAAGATTTATTGATACCTTCATACAAATGATCTGCATCTTTTCCTTTTGTAAACTGTTCTAATGATTTAGCAAATTTTTCTTGTCCATCAAACTCACCAACTTGTTTTAAATGATTAACAAAAGAATTGACTACCATATCGTTTCTAAAATTTTTCATAGCATTTTTACCGTGATAGGCATTAGGAAAAAATTCGTCTATTGTTTTATTAATTAGTTTGTTAGTGTATTCTCTGTTTAAACCTTTATCTTTCATACCACCTAAATCTTTTTGAAGTTTTCTATACCAATCAGAGTTTTCACTCCATTCAAACAATTGTTTTTTATTTCTTTGTTTTTTTATACTGTTAAGTGCTTTCTTAACTTTCTTAGTATTTACATCAGCGTCTAATGCAGAACCTGTTTTCGGTCCTGAACCTTTAACAAATCCTTTATCTTTATAACCAATACGACCACCATCTTTCATCTCTACTACATCACCTTCGTAGAGCGATAATATTTCATCAATTCTGTCCATTATTCACCTAACATTCTAGCAATACCACCGCTAGCATAATCATCTAAGGATTCAGGTAATTTAACTTTTGCTCCACTCGCTGATTTTTTAGGCATGCCTACAAAATCATCAAGGTTTGATGTACCTGTATCTATACCTTCTTCAAATCCTTTGTAATACGTATCACCGTCACCCATTTTGTATTTAATTTCACCTTCATAAAATTCATCTATTCCACCACGTGGTGCTCCCTCATCTGGTGGGCTTTTCTTTAAATAGTAATCTGCTTTCATACCTTGGTCTGTTTCAAACCTTACACCAACACTACCTGTATCCATTTCGTAGTCTAAATCGATATCTTTTCTTGTTGGGTGTTTGTATGTTTGAATTCTATCTGATTCTTTTACAAGTTTACCTTCTTTCATAATTTTATTTACTAATGGTGCAAAGTGTTCTGGTACGCCAAACGCATCTGTTTTAGTTACTGTTTCTACAACTTGTTCAACAGCTTGTGATCTTGGTTTAAATAAATTTATTAATCCTGTTTTAAGTCCAGCGATACCAGCTCCACCTGCTGCCATCATTTTTAAAAATGCTCTACGTCCCATACCACCAGCCATAAAACCTGCACGACCACCATTGGCCATATCATCTGGTTCTGGCATATTTTTAAATCTATTTTTTGATAAACCTTGATAGGCTTCATCGTAAAGTTTCATTTGTTCTCTTTGATCTAAATCATAAAATTCTTTACCAAATCTTTTTTCTGCTAAATCATCTGCAACGAGTTGTGCATCATATTTTATGTCATTAGCAAATCCTGGTGAAGCGTTGTCGATTGCATCTTCTACATCTGGATCAAAACTTTCTGTAAGTTTTCTCTCTTTGATTCTTTCAACCGTTTCTTTGTTGCCTCGTTTTAATCTCTCTAAAATTTCTGCTTCTGTTTCTACGACTTCTTCACCACCCATAATTCTTGCTCCCGGTTTTATTTTTCTACCCTTCATATCCATAATGGTTGCTAGTTGTCTCATAGCTTTTTCTTTTTGTTCTTTGGATTGTGTAGCTGACGCATCGATTCTATTTAGAATCATTTTTAATTCTTCTTCAGATTTAATTGCTTTTGGGTCGTAGCCTTTTCTAATTAATTTTTCTGTGACCATGGATTCTTGAAATCCTGCTTGCATCTGTCCTGGTAGTTTCGTGATCCCAGAACCTTGGTCCTTGGACAAGAGTTTGATTACAAATCTTTTAATGATTGGTGTCATTAATAATAATTCCTTTTACGAGTCTTTTCGTTGTTTTCTGTTACGTAATCTTCGGGGTGTCTTAATAACCCGCCCTGCCTAAATCGCATGATTGCTTGTGTCGTACTATCGACGTAGTCATCATGATCTCCATATGGAAATGCAGCACATTCCTCGATTACTTCTTCGGCAAACTTTTGATCTGGCGCCCATATCATTCCAGATTCAAAAAGTGGTGCGCATGCATTTACTCTTGCATGTTTATCATTTCCTCTGCTCGGTGTAAAGTTAACAACTGGTATATCCATTTGCCTTAACTCATACGTCAAAGGTAAACCTGATGCCTTTGATTCTACTATAACTGTCTCGGGTTTCCAATAAGAATATTGCTCTAAAGCCATTCTTCTAAGCTCTGGAAACTCATATCTACCTTTAATTGCATCTAATAGTAGTAATTGAGCTGGTGCATCTTCTTCTGGATACCACAATCCCCATGTAGTAATTGCACTATAGTCAGCTGTCTCCTTCTTTAAAAATGCTGTGTCATAGCTTTGTATAACGTGATAAAGAGGTGGTATATCTTCGCTAGTATACTTAGCCCACCATTCTCGTTTTAATATTGCACCTTCTTCACTAGTTGGTTGTTGCATCCATTGTGCATTCCATTTAGCTGTAGGTAATGTTGCTTTTACTTTCTCTAATTCATCTAGCTTCCAATACTCTGGCCACACTGGTTTAGTCTCTGTTCCTTGGTCCATGATTGCCGGAAATTCGACCACGTGCCATTGATCAGCTTTCGCTTCTTTCTGATTGGCAAGTAACATTCCTGTTAGATCTTTTGTAGACCAACGCGTCATTACCAAAATAATTTTTGCTCCTGGTTGCAAACGCTGACGAGGACCAGATGTATACCATTCGTAAGCAGACTCCATCGCTGTTGGTGACATAGCATCTTGCTCTGAATGTGGATCGTCAATGATTAATAAGTCAGCACCCCGTCCGGTGATGGCACCGCCGACACCTGCTGCGAAATATTCGCCACCTTGTGCTGTTTCCCACCTACCAGCGGCTTTACTATCTTCTTGCAGTCTTGTTTTAAAAATTTTGTGATACTCTTCCGAGTCAATAAGATTCTTTGCTTTACGACCAAATCTAATTGCTAGTTCCCCTGTGTGCGTGGCTTGAATAATTTTTAATTTTGGATTACGGCCCACCATCCATGCTGGCAAAAGGTAAGACGCAAATTCTGATTTTGTATGCCTAGGTGGCATATTAATTATCAAACGATTTATTTCACCTGTTGCAAGTTTATTAAATTTTTCTGCTATGTGCCTGTGGTGGGACCCCTCTACAAATTCTGGCCACATACATTTTACAAAAGATAAGAAATCACTTTTTGCTTTTGATTGTATTTTTTTTTCTGTAAGTAAGAGCTGCATTTGTTTAAATGTTTTTCTTACGTCTGAGGGAAGCTTATCTATATTTACTTTATCTACATTCATAAAAATTTTTTAAAAAATTTTTTGCACCATCTTAGGTGTTCATAATGTTTTTAACAGGGAAAACTCTGTAAATCAAGCAATACAACCTAGAGTAGTGGGACCCCTTTTTACAGAATGGGGGATTGCTTTTTAGGAAGTTTCGGTTTTGGGGTTGGGGTTGGTACCTCTATGGGTCGGTGGGGCGCGCGAAGCGCGCCACAACCTATAGTTTAATCTAGTAAGACCATGTAAGCATTTGCGTTATGTTTTCTAAACCAATTAAGATTGGCTCGTACCTTGTCCCATAGTTTAGATGTACCATCAACGCCTGCTGCTTTGTCTTCTAGTGTTGCTGCTAACTCATTGATGAAGATTGCATCGTGTTTCGCTGCCTCTTCTTTAGTTAGCATAACAGACTCGCCATTGAATCTGTTCTTTCTTTCTTCTGTTCTTTCTGTCATGTCATTGAATATATAGGATAAGTCAAGCATTGTCAAATACTTTCTTTTCAATGGTCCATTGATTCCAACGCCTCTCGGTATCTTTAACAGGGTCATTGATCGGTGTTTCTAGTGCCTCGCGTCTTGGCGCAATCCTAACTAGTTCTTCTAGATGTTTATTAATAAATTCATACAAACAATTTTGATTACAAAAGTATT